TAATAGACGGTGATTGTTACTATTGTGGAAGTCACCAGACTAATTCTTACAAAACCTCCTACAGTGAAACAAAGTATAACGGGATAGACAGACTAGACTCCACTAAAGGTTATTATAAAGATAATTGTGTTTCATGTTGTAGAATTTGTAACCGTGCCAAGAGTGATATGAGTCTAGACGAATTTATAGATTGGATTAGAAAGATTACTAAATATGTTACAAAATGACGAAGACGACAACGAAATCTTTGAGTCAGATAAATTTGATGATTGTAAGGATTGTAGAAACCGCTTCCGCATGAATATCTGTAATGGTTGCGGTTTTGGAGAAGACTTCGAAGAAGAAGATTATGATGAAGTTGATAAACATTTTAATGGAAGAGTTTAAATGATTAAATTTACAACTAAACAGGTAGAAATCCTACAGGTTATCAAGGCGGGGAATCCTGATGGAACCGCCTGTTCTGTTTATGATATCCTGAAAGGGATTACCTATGAGTGTAAGAGGGATGCTATGTTACATTCAATCCGGGTACTGGTTGATAATGGTTACGTAGAGAGAAAAGGTCTAGTTAACCGCGATGGTAAGGCTGTTAGGATTTTCAATGTAACCACTAAAGCAATGGAAATCCTGTAACCCTTGAAATCCTGTCAAGCTAAAAATGAAGGTAGAAAACCGCAGAAATCAGCCATTTTTAAAAAGCAGTTGACAACTTAGGTTGTTTTTCGTAAAACAACAATGGGGTTTTTGGAATCCGAACGAAGTGAAGGGTTCCTTTCCAAACAGCGAACGTTTTCTTTATCTTGTTTAGATTTTTAATTCAGTCTATAATGATTTTAAAGCTTAAGGAATCAATATGTCTAAAACAAGAAATTACACCCCTAAAGAAACAGATGCTTCTATCTCTAGGTGTTTTTTAATTACACCTAATGATTCAACTGATTTAGTTGAATTTCCAATGGCTTTAAGAGTTTGGAATTCAAATTCTACTTCTTCCACCATTTCTCTTCAAACTGTTGCGGGTGATGATATAGTTGTTACTATTCCTCCTTCTTCTTTAGTTATTGAACCAATTCATACTGCTAGAGTATTATTAACTGGAACATCGACCGGCTTAATCATTCATGGTTATTTATAATGGATTTTATTGGTGTTAAAGGTGTTTTTGGTTTAGGAACAAGGCGTTTCACTTCTCCACCTCCTGCACCTCCCGTTCCTTATCATGCGGATGCAATTGCCTTATTTGCTAGAATGACAACTCCTCCAAGTGATGTTAGAAAGTGGCAAATCAGTCAGTTAATTAAAGCTTTAGATACTGCCGGTGTGTGGTCTAAATTGAAGGTATTTCATGTTTTTGCATTACATGATGAACAATCTGCATTACTTAATTGGAAAGCTGATGCACATAATTTACTAAAGTTTGGAACACCAACCTTTGTTGCGGATCGTGGTTTTACTCCCGGAGCGGTAGTAGGAAATTATTTACGTGGTGATTTTAACCCTACAGTACACGGTGGGTATAACCTTGGCGATGCTCACTTAGGGACTTTCTCAAATACTGCTATTGGCGGTAATGCGAGAGACGTTAATTTTGGCGGTGGGTCTGTCCCAGACGGCATTTCAAATGCCGCAACAGGTATATCCGGGGTAGCAGCGATAGGGGCTGCCGGTGTCAACCCTGCTATTTACAACACTGGACCTTCCCACTTTGTTGCTTCACGTCTCAATGGAAGCGATATGCGTGTATATCGCAACGGAACAGAGGTTGCGTCTCAAGTTACATCACCAACCCTTGTCTTACCTAACACTACTCTTATGGTTGGCGCAACAACTTCCGCAAGTACACCCACCACAAGGCAGATAGGTGTAGTACATGCGGGATCATATTTAACACCTACCCAAATTAGTGCTACTAATACAGCTATTCGTACCTTCCTTCAAGCTTGTGGTGTTCCGGGAGTTTAGTACTCTTACCTCTAGTAGCAAAATTACTCTTAACTTTTATAAACTTTGTGCTATACTAAGTTTATGGAAAAAGAAATTGAACTAACACCAGAACCATCAAAGCGCCTAAAAGAGTCTGAATGGCTTGTAGTTTCCTCATTGTGGGAAATGGGTGAAGTTACACTAAAAGAACTATCAGAAAAGTTCGGAGTATCAGAACCGGCATTATCGCAGGGTCTTAAGAGGCGTGGTATTAAACGTGGCTCTAAGGCCCACCTTGCTTCTAAAGAAATTGAAACCAAGATAAGAGCAGAGAAAGAGCAACTGGTAGAGGAAATCTTTACCTTTAAGAAGCGATTCCTTAAGTACGGCGACTTCTTAATGACTCTCACTATGAATGAGATTACAGAGGCTAAGAAGAACAAGGAAAAACTCTTCTCACGAAAGAACGAAATTGAAACCATTATTGCGGCAACCAAAGTCTATAAGACTATTCGTAATGATATGTTCCATCTTTACGATCTTTACAACCCTGATAACCAACCTCAGGACGAAAAAACCTTTAATATCGGTGTTTACGACGAACAGGATATTAAGGCTCTCCGCGAATCACAGGAAATGATGGCGGATATGATTAAGGATCAGAATGCTCCAGAACCAGAAGACGATGATGCAGATGATATCGTTATTGAAGGTTTAGATGAAGATGAGAAGGATGATTGGGTTAAGCGGGTTGGCGGCTAATGGTTCCTGCTTTCGACTTAAGACTCCATCCAGCGCAAGCTAAGGTATTCCACGACCCTGCCCGTTTTAAGGTAATGGTCTGTGGAAGGCGTTTCGGTAAGACACAGGGCCTCAAAGCAGAAATGCTTAAAGAAGCCTTCACTAAACCTAATCACGTAATCTGGTATGTTGCTCCTACCTACAAACAGGCCAAGCGTCTTATGTGGTCGGAATTAAAGCAAACAATTCCAGCACATTTCATTAAATACAAATCAGAAGTAGAACTAATCCTAGAACTTAAGAATGGTTCTAAGATATCACTCTTCGGTGTCGATAAGCCAGACGGTCTACGCGGTTCCGGTATTAATCTTCTTTGTATGGACGAATACCAAGACTTCAAGCCTGAAATCTTCGAGAAGGTGCTTTATCCGACCCTCTCAGATAGAAGAGGGCGTGTGGTGGTAGCTGGTACTCCAAAGTCTTACAACCTTCTCTATGAGCTTTATATGCGGGGTTTCGATCCTTCATGGCAGAAGGACGGTTGGAAGAGTTGGCAGTTCGTTACCGCTGATAATCCATTCATTCCTGTAGACGAAGTTGAGGCTGCTAGACGCAACCTTGATGAGAAGTCGTTTAATCAGGAATATATGGCTTCCTTCGAAACTATGCAGGGTAAGGTTTACTACACCTTCAATAGACAGAAACACGCTAAGCAGTTCCTACCGTTCAACCCAACTCTTCCAATTTGGGTAGGACAGGATTTTAACCTTGATCCTATGTCGGTTGTAATTATGCAACCACAACCAGATGGAAGTATTTGGGTAGTAGATGAAATCTGTGAACGCAATGCTAACACCGCTGAAATTGCAGAGAAGCTAGAACAGAAGTTCTACAAGCAAGAGCTAAGGCGTAAAGTTGAAATCTATCCTGACCCTGCCGGTAGCTCTAGAGGGCATACTAGGGGCGAGTCTGACTTAGACATTCTAAGGCAGAAAGGTTTCCGTAAATTGTTCTATCATAGAAAACACCCTCCTGTTGCTGACAGAATCAACGCTGTAAATAGAATGTTTATGACTGCTGCGGGAGAAACCCGACTTTACGTAAGTAGTCACTGTAAGCATTTAATTAGTTCTCTTGAACAAACTATTTACAAGGAAGGTACTAGGGAAGTTAATAAAAAACTAGGAACAGAACACATGGCTGACGCCTTGGGTTATCCTACGCATTTCAGGTTCCCCGTAAAGAAGCACCAGTACTTCGGAATTAGTCGCTAATGCCTTTTAAGACCAAAGAAGAAAAAGCGGCATATGATCTTATCTACCGAGAAGAAAATAGAACCAAAAGAAATCAGCAAGTAGCTCAATGGAAACTCAATAATCCTAGTTATTCGCTTTGGTTATCGTGTCGTTACCGAGCAGCACGTAAAGGTTTGGATTTTACTATTGAAGTCGAAGACGTAATTGTTCCGGCTCTCTGTCCTGTACTTGGAATACCAATGAAAATAGGAGGCGACAAGAGCGACTCACCTTCTATTGATCGAATTGACAGTAAGAAGGGTTATGTGAAAGGGAACATCATAGTTATTTCTCATAGAGCTAATCGAATTAAAACCGATGCAACATGGGAAGAATTGCTTAAAATTGCCAATTGGCTAAAAGACCAAACTACGCTATAATGAAAATCTTTGAGAGAATATAAATGACAATTTCAAATTCAGAATTATCCAAGGTACTCGATAAAAGGCATCCTGACTATGACGGCAAATTCAATGAATGGCTGTTCTACAAGGCTACCTATGATGGCGGTAGAGCTTGGTTCGAAAAGAACATCTTCAAGTACGTAAAAGAAGGTGAAACCGAATATGCGGAACGCCTTGAACGTGCCTATCGTTTTAATCATACCAGAGAAGTTGTTGACCTTGTTAACAAGTATATTTTCAAAGCAGAGATTGCCCGAAAGGATGATGCTCCTGAATATATAAAAGCATTCTGGGAAAACGCTACTTTACAGAAGCGTGACATAGACCACTTTATGCCAATCCTATCTAGTCTTGCTTCTATTTATGGTAGAGTATGGGTTGTTGTTGATAGTAATATTCCAAATGGTATTGTCAGTAAAGCCGATGCTAAGAAAGCTAAGGGCCGCTGCTATTGCTATACCGTGTCTCCTACAGACGTTCTAGACCTTGCATTTGATGATGATGGTGAACTTCTTTGGATTAAGATTAGGGAAGCTGTACGTGATGATGCAGACCCCTTCTCATACACCGGAAACGTAACTGAGAAGGTTAGGGTTTGGACTCGTAACGAGTGGTATCTATTCAGCACTGAAAAGACTCCTTCCAACGCTAAATATGAGTTAGAGGACTCGGGCGAACATGGTTTAGGTATCGTCCCCGTAACTTATCTTGACCATAGTGAAACAGAGAGTCCCTTTACCTCTACTGCCCTTATTGCTGAAATTGCTTACCTTGATAAGGCGGTTGCTAACTATCTTTCTAACCTTGATGCTATTATTCAGGATCAAACCTTTAGCCAGTTAGTTATTCCTGCTGAAGCCGTAGCGTTCACGGACGATGATGAAAACAACATTGCTGCTAAGCTTTTAGAGTTCGGTACTAAGCGTATCTTCCTCTACCATAGCGGCGAAACAAATCAGACACCAGAATTCATTGCTCCCGATCCTAAACAGGCGGGTGTTATCCTTGCTATGATTAATAAAATCATTGGAGAGATTTACCACAGCGTCGGTATGTCCGGTGAGAGAACCAAAGAAGATAATGCTATGGGAATTGATAACAGTTCCGGTGTTGCTAAGGCTTATGACTTTGAGCGCATGAATGCCATGCTTGCTAACAAAGCTAAGTCTCTAGAGTTTTGTGAGAACCGTATCCTTCGACTAGTAAAAGCGTGGAATGGCGATCTAAATGATATTGATGATGTAGAAGAGTTTGTTAATTATTCAAGAGATTTCGATGTACGTAATCTAAGTAACGAATTTGACATTGCAAATAATCTTGCTATACTCAATGCTCCAAAGTCACTCAGACAAGAACAAATGCGTAATCTTGTCGAGAAGCTTTACCCTCAGTTGTCGGAACAAATCAAGAAGACAATTGATAATGACATTAGTAAAGATTGGGTAGAATCCCTTAAGGCTCTAGAAACCGCAGCCATTAAGCCAGAAGCTACCGCAGGAAGTACTAAGACTGGTTCGCAGGGCCAGAATAATAAACCCGCAAAGAAAACAGTCTAAGAGAACTGACTGTACCAAGAGAAAGGTAGAATACAATGGACGAAGAAGAACTAAAGGCGCAGCAAGAAGCTGAAGCCGCTAAAGCCAAGGAAGCTGAAGAAGCTGCTCTGAAGGCTGCAAAAGAAACTGAAACCGGTACGGACGATGGTAAGCCCTCCGATGCAGAAGCAAAACTAATCAAAGAAATTATGAAACTTAAGGCTGAAAAGAAAGCTGAAGCTGAGAAAGCTAAGAAGCTCGCTGAACAGCTAGGTGGTATTGACCTAGATGCAGCTAGAGAAGCCCTTAAGAAGATGGAAGAGGCTGAAAAGACTGAGCTAGAGCGCAAGGGCGAATATACACGCCTTTTAGAAATGCAGAAGGAAGCAGCCGCTAAGGAACGCAAGGAACTAGAAGAGAAGCTAGAGACTGAGCGTAAGGCACGTGAAGACCTAGCCCGTAACGTTGATGCTCTTTCATTAACTAATGCGTTCTCTAATTCAAAGTTTATTCAAGAGAAGCTAACCCTTACCCCAAATAAGACCAAGGCTCTCTATGCAGATCACTTCGAAATTCAGGACGGTAAGATTGTAGCCTACGATAAACCAAAGGGTTCTGCTGACCGTACACCTATTGTTGGTGCCGATGGTGAAGGTGTTCCTTTTGAAGCAGCTATTGAAGCTATTATCAATGGTGATCCCGATAAGGATACTCTAATCAAGAGTGAACTAAAAGGTGGAGCCGGAAGTAAACAGACAAGTATTGAGACTCCCGGTACACAGCGTCCTATGTCAAGTCTAGATAAGATGGCTCTAGGACTTAAGAATAGTAAGAATTTCGGTCTACAGAACCCTAAGTTCTAAACTAATTCACAATTTAGTATTGTAATATGAAATTAAGAGTGGTAGTATTATCTTCGAAATTAGAAAACGGAGTTTAATATGCCACTTTTAAGAGCCGATGCCGAGAGACTATCTAACAACCAGTTAGTGTCAGGTGTCATTGAAGAAATTATCAAACGTGATGCCATTTATGCATTGCTCCCATTCGTAGGCACTAACCACAAAGCTTACGTTTACAACCGTGAGGACACCCTCCCAACGATTAACTTCGTTGATGTAAGCGAAGCCATCGGTGAAGGTGCACCAACCAATACACAGGTTACTGTAACCCTCAAGATTATGGCTCACAACGTTGACGTTGATAAGTTCCTTGCTGGTACAATGAACGATACCAACAATCAGGTTGCAGAGGCTCTTGCCGGTGCTGCTAAGGCTGTTGATATGAAGTTCCGTAACGTAATGGTTAACGGTACTGTTTCTGGTAACGCCAAGGAATTCGACGGTATGAAGACACTTGTTACTGCACCTCAGACAATCTCTGCTGGTACTAACGGTGGCGCTCTTACCTTCGGTATGCTTGACGAGCTAATTGATGCTGTTCCTAACCGCCCAGACGCTCTTTTCATGCGCCATGGTACTTACCGCGCCCTTAAGGCTCTTATGAGAACTTCAGGCGGTATGCTTCCAGAGCAGGTTAAGATTCGTGACTTTGATAACACTGTTCCTGCTTATGACGGTATTCCAGTACTTCTTTCCGAGTACCTAAATGCAGACGAAACACAGGGTTCAGCAAGCAACACTTGCTCAATCTATGCGGCTCGCCTTAATACCACAGATGGTCTACACGGCATCTATGGTGATCCAACTGCGGGTGTTGTAGTTGAAGACCTTGGTACACGTGAAGCTTACGACGCTTGGAGGTATCGCCTTAAATGGTATGTCTCTATGGCTCTTAAGTCCACCAAGTCACTTGCACGACTTAAGGGTATCACTAACGCCTAAGAATTCTTAGGAATTAGACTAGTTCGACGGGGCGGGGAGAAATTCCCGCCCTTTCTTTTTAACTAACAATATCGTATAATCCATCAAGAATTAAACACAGGATTTACAAATATGTTCAAAATCAAGATTGATGTTCCCGGTTGGGAATCGTTCTCAGACCTTCTAGGTAACGTTCCTTTCGTTAATGGGGTTTCAGCACGTGAAGTTACAGAGCGTGAAATGTTTATGATTGGCGCTAATGTTAGAGTAGTAAAGGCAGAAACAGATGAACAGGTTGGAGCTTCGGTTCTTATGGCTAACACTGACCATCTATCGGCAGAAGTTGTTGCTCCTTTGCAGACAGCAGAAGAAGAGATTGCAGAAGTAGGCCCTACTCCTAAGTATTCTAGAGAATATCTAGAAGATTTAGCTGACAAAGGTGGCATTAAAGCAATTCGTCCAATAGGTGCTGAGTTTGGTGTAAAGAACGTACAGATTTCAGGACTCATTGATGAGATTTTAGACGCACAGGCTGACTTAGCAAAGGGTAAATAATGTTAGAGTTTGCATCTAATACACAGGTTACTATTGAAGTACCACACTCATACAACGATACAGACTTAACTTTAACAGCTTTTGAATATGAGTTGTTAGATGCAGACTCTAATGTAGTTATTGCTAAACAAGCACTAACGGGCTTTGATGCGACCGGTACATCTTCCAACGTGGTCATTCCTGCCGTTTCTAACGCCTCTACAGCGAAGAAAGATGCTAGGTTGCTTAACTGCTACCTAACGAGCGCTGAAGGCTCTTATATCGTCTCTCAGGTCTATATCCTAAAGGGTAACGCTTTACAGCTTACCGTCCTTTCCGATAGCTTTATGACATATACTGAAAGCGTTCTAATCAGAGCTAAGATTGCAGAGGAACAAGAATTTTTCGATAGCCTTAATGATGAACTGAAAGTAGTAGCTCTAGAAAATGCTTATGGTCGTTTAGCTAATTTAAAGTTCCAAGTAGGTACTACAGAAATTCCTGATATTAAATCATTATCTCTAAATGCCTTCCAAGCATTAAACCCTGATTTCCTAGCGGCTCTTAAGAAGGCTCAGATTATCGAAGCTAATGCTCTTGTAGAAAACAGTCCAGTAAGAGATAAAATCCGTGCTGGTATTATCTCAGAAACCATTGGTGAGTCTTCTATGTTCTTTAGGCAATCCGGTGTTCCTCTTAGTAAGCACAGTGGTATCAGCGATGATGCTTACGAAGTTCTAGGTAGATGGATTTATAAGAATTCAACAGGGGCTCAAATCTGGAAACTGAATAGGGCCTAACATGTTTATTCCTAATCGAACCTGTCACATTAGACGAAAGCTTAACGCTTATACAAGAGACGGACAACCTAAGTATTCCGAGAAGGAAAGCATTAGGTTCGCTATGGTTCGTAGGGATACTAAGACAGAAGACACAACCGTTCGTGCAGACTCTTCAGCAACACGCGGTAACAGTAAAGAGTTCGTTGCTACCGGTCGTATTCTCGTTAAACCCAACGTGAAGCCCAATTGGGACGACTTACTTATTGTAGAAGGTAAGGTTTATCGAATTAAAGAAGTAGAGACACGCTTTAATGTAGCTGGTAAGCTTGACCACTACGAATTAGATTTTGAAAAAGCAGAAGATATGTTTAGGGATGAAAAATAATGGCACTTACATATTCAAGTCAGTTCTCTCTCAACAAACTTAAGCAGAACCTCTTTACACGTGAAAACGTGTTCAACCAACGTGTCCAAGAAGTTATTAAAGATGGTGCGGATGAGATTATGAAGAAGAGTCAATCCAACGCCCCTGTAGATACGCACAACCTAGAAGAAGCCCACCGGATCGTTCCGGGTGAAACTCGTAAAGGCTATACCAAACTAAGTGTAGAAGTGAGCGGTGAAGGTACAGGTTCAGATAGGCCACGTGACGTTAGTTCCTACGCTAAGGAAATGCATGACAATTATGAGAATTACCATATGGGTCCAAAATCTGTAGCTAAACTAGATGCTGGTAATGAGGTTGGCGGTAGGTTCTTAGAACGTGCCGTGGAAGAGAAGAAGCCTGAGATTATCGCTAAGGCTAAGAAAGCAGCGAAGGATAGTTTCTAATGTATGCTATTGGTGAAATATCAGACTTGATCGAAGCGGGTGGATTAGGGACTAGCGGAGTAGATATCTTCGAATACTCTGCCCCTGCGGAAGTTCAAAGTTGTATCATCGTGTATCCTTCAAACGATCCGCCCATTATTGATCCACAAACACCCTTTTACTTCAAAGGCAAATTCCAAACTATTGTTCGTAACGCAAGTATGGAAAATGGTATTGCAATCTGTAAGGAACTTGCTACAATATTAACTCTCAATAACATAGAGACACCGACAATAACGATTAAACAATGTCGGCCCTTGTTCCAACCTAGAGTGTATCGAAGGTCAGAAGCGGGTATTCTTGAGTTCAGTGTTACCTATCAAATTCATTATGTAGAAAAGTAGTTTTACTTTTGTATTTGTTCTTGTTATAATCAACTCCGATTTTAGAATGGAGTTTAGCTAAATGGCTTATACAAATACAAACGCCGATAACGTTCAACTAGGCACTTGCTCAGTGATGTTCGGTTCAACTGATCTAGGTTTGACTAAAGGCGGCGTAGAAGTCACCGTTAGCACAAACACCTACAAGATTACTGTTGACCAGTTCGGCCAGACAGAAATTAATGAATACATTATGGGTCGTACTGCAATGGTAAAGGTTCCACTTGCTGAAACCGATCTTACAATCTTCTCAAAGGTTATCCCCGGTTCAACACTTGTTACCGATGGTACTACACCTACAAAGAAGCAGCTTAAGGTTCCTACAGGTGTAGGCGTGGGTCTACGTGCTTTCGCTGACGTTCTAAAGTGCCACCCAATTGCACTTGGTTCTACTGCGAAAAACCAAGATTTCACTCTTCCTGTTTCTGCTCCTAAGGGCGAATTCCAGTTCGCTTTCAAGCTAGACGAAGAGAGAATTTACAACGTTGAATTCATCGGCTATCCTGACTTGTCAACTGGCCTACTCTATGTTATTGGTGATACAACTGCTACTGCCTAATAAGCTTTAGTTGTAGCCTACCTTGCCCTTCTCCTACTTTCATTTCTAGGGCAAGGTAGGTTCCACCACATAGAAGGACATTATGACTAAAATTCTCAACCTTGATAAAATCGTAACTAAGCGTGAAAAAGTAATTGTGCTTGGCGGTGTAGAGCATGTAATGACAACTCTTACTGTTAAAGAATACATCGCCCAGATGAAGTCTAGCCAAGAGCTAAATGATCTAATTCAGGCAGAAGACCTAAATAGCGCTGATAAAATTCTAAATCTAACAATTGAAACCTTAATGAAGGTATTTCCAACTATTACACGTGAACAGTTTGAAGGTCTTAATATGGACCAACTCAGCGCCATTCGTGAACTAGCAGAAGATGCCGCTGACGAAGATGCACCTCAGGCTGAAACCGAGGGGGAAGCACCGGGGAATCCAGCCGAATAGGGACGCTGGATTTCCCCTACTTTATTACACGTGTAAGTAAATTCTATTCTTACACTTACGACTATATATTAGAGCTTCCACTCAAAGTCTTTTCCCTATATAATGAGAACATTAGTAGAATTCGTGCTGAAGAAGATATGCGTCTTCTTTCTGTACTGGCAGCTTCACAATCCGGTGAAGGTTATTCTAAACTAATGGAACACCTTAAAGCAGAATACCGCGATCCAATAACCTTACAGCGTAGTTCAATTGTAAAGGCTGAAGAGGGAGCATTGGATAAGCTTGCTAGGTTAGGCGGAACTGGAAACCAATAAGAATGTCTACTGAACGTTTAGTAATTGATATTGAAGGCAATGCAACCAAGTTCAATGCAGCAATGCAAAGTGCGGTTAATCGCCTAGGAACGTTTAACCAGAGAGTTACTAATTCCAGTCGTAACCTAACCCGCCTTCAGAAGCAAATGGCGGCCCTAGGAACCACTGTTACGGGCTTAAATGGTGCTTTAGCAGCCGCTACTACCCGAATAAACTCCATGGGTACAGGGGCCGGTAGAGCGGCTAATAACATGGCTAGAGCCAATACACAGTCAAGAGGATTAACTAACTCGTTTAGACAAATGGTGGTTGGTTTATCTTCTGTTCAGACAATGTTCTACCAATATGCCTTCTTCGTTGGTGGATTTGTTGCGTCAGTTATTAAAATCAATGCTGAATATGAGAAGCAGACTGTTCTTCTTAAAAATCTTTCTAGAGAATCAACTGAAGCTGGTAAGGCAATGGAAGCTAAGCGTTCCCAACAGTATATTTGGGACTTAGCAACTAAAGCACCATTCAGTCTACAATCTCTTACCGATTCTTTCGTTAAATTCAAAGCGGGTGGTATTGATCCCACTAACGGCTCTATGAAAGCTCTTGTTGACTCTGTGGCTGCTTTCGGTGGTTCTAGTGAACAACTTAAACGAGCTTCGGTAGCTATTCAACAGATGGCCGGTAAGGGTGTTGTTTCAATGGAAGAACTTCGCCAGCAACTAGGTGAAGCTGTTCCAGATGCTATGAAGCTTATGGCTAACGCTATGAATATGACGATGAATGATTTCGTGGATGCTGTTAGTAAAGGTACGGTTGTTGCTAAGCCAGCACTTCAGAAGATGTTAGCGGAAATGAATCGTGTTCATGGTGGCGCTTCCGAACAGATGATGAATACTTGGGATGGCCTTATGGCGCGTCTTATTACAGCGTATTCGAAGTTCGTAATCAGTATCAATAAAGATAACAAAGGTGGCCTCTTCCAAACCCTCAAATCACAGCTAGTTGACCTAGAACGCTTCTTTAGCTCTGCTAAGGGAGTACAGTTTGCTAATGATGTTATGACTGGATTAGGAACAGTTGTACGTGGTTTTGCTAATCTAATTAAGTTTGTTTATGCGTGGCGTGATACTATTATTTCTGCCGCTAAGATTTTCTTTACTATGTGGGCTGGTAAACAGGTCTATGGAGCTATTAAGCTTCTCCTAACTGCTTTTACAACTTTAATTGTTGGTGGTAGTAGAGCTATCGTAATGTTTAAGGCTTTCACAGTGGGTAGTGCTGCTGCTGGTGCCGCTACAATGCGAACAACTGCGGGTGTAAGAGCGTTAGCTACTGCATTAGGTGTAGCTAATGTTGCTGGTAGAATTACTATCGCACAGATGGGATTACTTGCTGCTAGATTTACTTTGGTTGGTGCTGCTGCTATTGCAGCTTCTTATTTGGTATATAGACTTGTTGATGCGCTTAACGCACAGGCTCAAGCAAAAGCACGTGTAGCACAAGCTGAAAGAGCAAATCAAAATGGTGGTGTTCTAGAAGAAAAAGACCTTAAAGCAGGAATTAATAAACATAACCAAGAAGCGGCTACTTGGAGAGAACAAAAGGCAGATTTAGACAGGAGAGTTGCACTTTACAAGAGAGCAGGACGAGAAATTCCTGCGGCTCTAAAAGGACAAATTGAACGTAATAACGCAGAACAACAACGTCTACAAAAACAAGGTAGGGTTTGGGTAGAACAATCCAATCGTTTCTACAAAGACGCTTCAGATCAGACTATTTCACAACTAGAAGCTAGATACGGTCAAAGAGCCCAAGGTGTCCTTAGGAAGTATCGTACAACGTATCTAGACAAAGTAGCAGAACTTGATGCAAGAGAAACAGAGCTTGCTAAGAAGGGCGTCACTAAAGGCGCTGAGATTGAAAAAATTCAGAAAGAGCGGGATGCTGCAAGAAGGGCTTACGATGAAGGTAAGTTGAAGCGGCAAGAGCATATGCTTGGTCTTCTTGATAAGACTGAAAAAATGTATGCGAAATCCGATCCTGCTAGAGCCCAAGCCGCGCGTAACGCAAAACAACAGTTAGAAGCGGAAATCCAGTCAGACAAAAGCTTAAATGAAGGCTCTTTTGATCCTAACGCTTTTACTAAGGGTAAAAATAAAGAAAAGAAAGAGAAAGAACCTAAATCGGATGGTTTAGATGGTCTACGTAACCGCTTTGTTACGCTTACGGTTGCGGGTGAAGAAATGCGCCATGAATTAGAGAATATTGATGGTGAATTTGACAGTTGGGATGCTGAAGAGAAAGCCCAAAAGGTAGCAGACGCTCTTAAATCGGAAGTCGCACTTAGGGAACGTATTGCTGGTTTGAGAGACGCTAACAAAATTCTAAAGAAGCAGGGTAGAGTTAACGATGGTCTTAAAGACCTTCAAGGTGAAACTGCGGAAAACGCGGCTAATGCTGTCGATGCAATCGAAGAACAAGCACAAGGCTATGATAGTTTAATTACTTCACTAGATGTATATAAGAATAAACTTCAGGATCGCTACAGAAAAGAAATTGAATTAGCTGCCGAGTTAGACGCCGCACTAGGTACTACATATACTAAACAGTACCGGGATCAGATGGACAACGCTGTTAACGAAAAGCGTAGGGAACTACTGGCTGAGTATGTTGGTGATGTAAAGAAGGCCCATGAAGATATTCTAACGACTCTTATGACTGAGGATGAGCGTAGAGAGTATTTCTATAAAAAAGACGTAGAACGAGTTACAGCACGTATTGCATTGCTTGATATGTCTAACGCCCAAGAAGCTAAGATGGCGCAAGACCTATATGCCTATTTAGAAACACTACGGAAACAGAACGAAGAGAGACGGCAGGGACCGTTCGCAGCTTGGGCTAGAGAAGCCGCTGATATGAAGCCTAAAATTCAGGACGCTCTGGTTAGTTCTTTAGACAGCTTTATTGATAAACTTGCTGAAGGTAAATTTGCCTTCAAAGATTTTGCAATGTCTCTTCTTAAGGATATTGCTAAAATTATCATTCGTGCAATGATCGCAAGAGCTATCCTTGCCGCAATTGGTATGGCTTCAAGTACCGGTCCTGTTGTAAATACAGGGGTAGAAAGTATGAGTAGTGTTACTACGCCAGTACTTCACACTGGCGGTATTGTTGGTGGTGCTGGCGGTATGTCACGTGCTGTTGCAAGCGGTATGTTTAACTTCGCACAACGTTACCATACAGGCGGTATAGTTGGATTAAAGCCTAACGAAGTTCCTATTATCGCTGAAAAGGGTGAAGGTGTATTTACCCAAGATCAAATGAAAACTATTGGAAATAAACAACAGGCTTCCAATGTGCAAGTTAATGTGATAAACCAGACTGGTACTGATGCAGAAGTCGAACGAAAGCAACCAACGTTTGATGGTGAAAAGTGGGTAGAGAACATTATTCTTAAGAAAATGACTCGTCCCGGTCCTGTTCGTGATGCATTAGGTAGGAGATAAAATGGCAACCTTTCCAATTGCTTCCTTAGTAGGTAAGGAAGACTCAGCTAAGTATGGTTTTGAAGTAGAAGATGTAGGTATTCGTTCAGAAATGGAAGGTGGTTATATAATCACCCGACCAAGACATACGAGAAACCCAAGGCGCACATGGGCTACTGGCTTTACAGATGTAAGCAATGCAGACAAGCTTTTATTAGAAGCCTTCTTTAATGACCACGGCACCTTCAAGGCATTCACCTACACTGTGCCGGTTCCCAATATATCAGGTGGAGCTAAGGAAACTGTTAATGCTCGTTTCATGGGAAAGATGGAATTTAAATATGTGGGTTATGGTGCTAATGCTCGCTGGAATATAGATGTAAAGATTGAAGAAGTTTAATGGCTAATAAATTAAGTATTGCGGCAGTAATTGATAAGAATAAGATTACCTCTGAAAACGTCTTTCTTGTTCTTATTGAAGTATATGTACAAGACAGTGATGGCAATGCAGTAAGTACTATCCGTTTCTGTAAGAATAGCGAGAATATTACTTTTGATGGAGAACTTTTTACAGCTTCTAACTTCGAGTTAGATATTAAGCTTGAAACAAACCAAGAGCCTTCAATCACTCTAACCGCACAGGATCAAACTAAAGCACTAGCACAGTACATTGACGCCTACGATGGTCTTGTACGTAACAAAGTTAGAATGCTTGTTGTCAATTCTGCCTCACTTGGTTCTCCCGCTGAATTAGATGAAACATTCGTCGTTACATCTAGCAGGATTTCGGGTTATGTTTCTACTCTTGAATTAGGTGTAGAGAGTGCGGTTTCCCAACGCTTTCCTAGACACCGCCAATTTAAAGACCGCTGCTTTAAAACCTTCAAAGGTCCACGTTGTCAGTATGCCGGACCTGATGCAACTTGTAGCTATTCTAGAACGGGCGTTAATGGTTGTATTGCCAAGGGTAATGAGATTAACTTCGGCGGTTTCCCCGGCATTAACGAACTCTTCTAATGTTAGATTTATCTGATTATTTAGGGATTCCTTTCCGTTACGGCGGGAGAGATAGGAATAAACTAGACTGTTATGGTTTGGTTATGTTACTATATAAAGAATTACACAACATTGAAATACCAGATGTAATTTCCCCCACCTTCCTTCCCCAAATAGCTAATCTAGTCGAAGCAGAAAAGCTTAAATGGGAACCTTGCGAATTAGAAGAAGGTAGTGTAATAGTATTTAATGTTCTAGGATATGGTTGCCATGTTGGTTACTACCTAGGAAACGACAGAATGATACACACATGGGAAGGAACAGGAGGGGTCGTAATCGAACCACTTCGCTTCTCATGGAAAAACAGGATTTTAGGTACATATAAATGGAAGTCTTAGAATTAGAACAGGTAATTAAGGTAGGTGTTATTTATAACGCCTTCGATCCTACTGATATCCAGAAGGATGAACTCGTTTATCAAGAAGGTAAAAGCCTAGCTCATTATTTAGACGGACTTCCTACTAACTGTGACTGGATGGTGGGGCTTAATGGTGTTCCTGTTAAATGGGAAGAAATCACTACAACTATTCCTGCCGCAGGGGATGCAATCTCCCTAGTGGTTATTCCTAGGGGCGGTAGTGCTAAGGATATCCTTCGCATTGTTGCTCTAGTTGCTATTGTTGTTGGCGCTACGCTTCTACTAGGCCCCGGTTCAGCATTCTTTATTGCTTATGGCGCTGCCGCCTCCGCAGCCGCTATTGCTACTGCCGTCCTTGTTGGTGGTTTCCTTGTTAATACTCTTCTACCTCCTAAGATGCCTAAGATGGATACCGAAACGGACGGTACGAACTACGGTTATGATGGGGCTAAGAATACCGCTAAAGAAGGCGTACCACTTCCTGTAGTGTACGGTGAATATAGAGTTGCGGGTAACTATGTAGATGTGTTTACAGAGAATGCGGGGGATCAGCAATATCTTTATGGTCGTTGTATTCTTTCAGACGGTGAAATCGACAGCGTAAGCGAAATTGAAGTTAACGAACAACCAATTGATACTTATAAGGACTTACTCTACGGTACTACTCTAGGTACAAAGACCGAGACAGTTAATCAGTACTTTGGCCGTTCTATTTCTCAAATAAGCAAAGGCTTAAAACTTAGTACTGCTACAACCTCTCATACAACAACTACCGCTGTAGATGCTCTACAGTTAAATGTGTATCTTCCTAGGGGTCTTGTTGAGTACGATGATAAAGGCAAGAAGAAAACCAGACAAGTTACACTACAAATTTCCTATACCTTGGCTGGCGGTGGAACAACCACTACCACTATGTCTTTCCGTAATAACACCACCAAAACTATTCGCAGTACTTGGAACAGTCCTAACTTACCACGCGGTATCTATACCGTTACAGTTCAAAGAACAACATCGGAAGCTAATGACGAAAAGGTTGCTGATGAGATTTGGCTTGGTGATGTAGGGGAAATTCAATCCTCTAACGTAGCTGTTCGCACAGTTGCTACAGGTTGGTATCGTGTTCTAATGACCGACCAACTTAACCAGATTCCAAATATTACTTGGAAAGTTAAGGGTGTTAAGGTAAACCATTATAATTCCTCAGGGGTTGTAACTAGTAAAGCTTGGTCTGCTAATCCAGCTTGGATTGTGCTTGATATGCTCATTAGTGAAGAAAGAGGTGCATTCCATACTAACGGTATTTCTATTGATTACCAAGCCTTCATAGATTGGGCGGCTTACTGCTCAACTAACGGCCTCATGTTCAACGGTGTTTTTGATACCACTAAGAGCCTCTGGGATGCCCTTACAGACGTATTTAAGGTTGGCAGAGCAACTCCTACCAGAATTGGTACAAAGCTCTCCCTAGCTATCGACAGGCCATCTACGCCCGTTATGCTTTTCGGTTCAGGTAACATTGAAAAAGATACTTTCGAAATTAGCTACCTTCCACTTTCGGATAGAGCTAATGAATTCGAAGTTTCTTATTACGATAAAAATGATCGCAACAAACAAAAGACAATTCGTATCATTGATCCTGATGCGGAAATCAGAGGGGATATCCCAAGGTCCGTAGCCTACAGCCTTATGGGAATTGATAACTTCGAACAAGCTCAAAAGGAAGTCTGGTATCAACTTTATATGAACCGGTTAGCTAAGCGTATTGTCACCTTTAGCGCTCCTATTGAGTCCATTGGTTTAACTATCGGTGATGTGGCCTTAATCCAACATGATATGGTGGATTGGGGTATTTCTGGTAGGATTAAAAATGCTATTAGTACAACCCAACTTCAACTAGATAGACCTATTACATTTGGCGATGGGAACACGATCCTAGTAACACACGATAGCCTCAATGGGAACACTGATGTAATTGAAGAACGTACCGTAACTGCAATTGATACGTCTACAAATACTGTAACTGTATCTCCTGCCTTTAGTGCTATTCCTAATACATTATCAAACTATATGTTTGGTGAATCCACTGTTGTTAAGAAGCCTTTCAGATTACGTGCTATCTCCGGTGATGATCTATACAGCCGCCAGCTTACCTTTGTAGAATACCATGAAGCTATCTATGGTCCACCAGAACAGGTTATTCCAGAACCAACTGTAAAATTAGACAACGTAGTAGATCAAGTAATTAATCTAGGATTTATTACAGCACAAGAATATGGTCCTGATGTTGAAGAAGCTGTTGTAAGTGTAGGTTGGACTTCAGGCCACATTAGGAATTACGGTGGTGCAGATATTTATGTGTCTCGTATTAACAAAGATGAAGTAGATCAAACCCCTGTTTATACTTTCGAACGGACTGTTCTAAATACAAACGAAATTCAGATTAGCGCACAGTATGATGTAAACGTTGATATTAAGGTTGTTGCCTTTAACGTCAAAGGCTTTCGTGCTAACTATAACGCTGCCCCTGTACTGTCAGCAACCGTTGACGCTACAATCGTTGTCAAAAACCCCACCATTGCCTCAGATGGGACGGCTATAGACCATACGGTAGATAGCGCAACAGGTGTTGCTAAAATTAGCTTTGAGTGGACTTGGCCGGGACTGGTAGCAGATGTAGACGGTTTTCACGTAACTGTTCTTAGTTCTAGCACAACAGATTTTACAGGCGCTCATAAAGAGATATTCGTAACTGGCCCATCACAAACTGCTATTGTTTTAGGTGGTGTTGATACTTCTAAATACTATAAGATTTCAGTTAAAGCTTATCGTCGTGTTCACGATATGCTTGATGTTACTGGTTTTATCTTTAGCACTGAAGTTTTCCCGACCGGTACAGGCGAAAACCCTTATCGTCCTGTAGACAATACAGCATACATAGGCGATATCCTTGGCTCAATCACTGAACCCAACCCACACTTAGACGTACTAGGAAAGATTAATACTGACCCTAATGCAACCCGTAACGTTTTCAGAGGCGTATGGGCGGCGGGTGTTATCTATGTCGTGGGAGATATGTTTAGTTTCAATGGCTCTACCTACATTGTAACTACTGCTCATACCTCTAGCGGTACTGAACCAGATATGACTAAGGTTTCCGTTATGGCAGAAGGAAACAGCGCCGTAACTGTTTTCTTAACCAATGAAGCTCATACAGTCCCAACAGCTAGCGATGGTACTGGTGGGGATTTCACAGGCGCAGTTGGTTTAATTAAGGTTTTTATTGATGCTATTGATGTAACAAGCACGGTTGTATTTGGTACACCAACTGCCACCAATTGTACTGGTCAAGTAAACAATACAACTAATCAATTCTTTACAGGTGTTAAAGGTGCTTACCGTGTAACTGCTATGACGGCAGATACAGCCTCCCTTTCCATTCCTATTAGTATTGATGGTATCACTATCAACCGTGTCTTTACTCTTGCTAAGTCTAAGGGTGGAGCTAACGCTAAAACACTTATTATTTCTTCTGACCGTCAAACAATTGCTTTCGATAAAGACGACGCCGCTGTTGCTAATCAGACAACAACCTTTACAGCACAAAAACAAAATACAACTGCAACTGTTAACTGGAAGATTTCAACTGTAGATGCTCCTACAACCTTCCTAACTCCGGTTACGAATTACCTATCAGCCTCAACCGGCGATAGCATAACTATGACCGTGGCTCAGTTTAATAGCGCCAGAGGTACTAGCCAAGGCGTTATTGTAACAGGTGAACTAGCTGACGGCACAGTAATCTTCGATAAGATAAGCGTGTATAAGATTAAAGCCGGTTCCGATGGTTTAGGTGGTTTGAACAATGCTACGGTTTACATTTATCGTAGATCAGCAACAACACCAACTCTACCTAGTGCTAGCACCACTTATACATTTTCTAATGGTATTCTAACTGGCTTAAATAACAGTTGGACTCAAGGTGTTCCTGCTGCCGATGGAAACCCACTTTGGGTTAGTGTTGCTTCTGCTAGTGCTAACACAACAACAGACACAATCGCTAGCAACGAATGGGCAAGCCCCGTTATTGATAGTGGCGCTGGTCTAAATGCTGCTACGGTATTTTTATATCAAAGAACAACAACTAATAGCGCTCCAACCGCTCCTTCTGTAACTACAACATATACATTCAGCACAGGTGTTCTAAGTGGAATTAATAATGGCTGGACACAGTATGTACCGGCTGCTTCTAACGGTGGTTATTTATGGATTACTACGGCTTCGGCTTTAGGTGCTGGTGCTACAGATACAATTGCAAGTGGGGAATGGGCTACCGTTAATTCCATGGCTCAGAACGGGGTTGACGGGGTAAGTGCTAAAAGCCTTCTCATCTACTCGGATCGCCAAACACTAACATATCAGAATAGTGTCGCTTCACCAAGTTCTCAATCCATTGTCTTTACAGCACAAAAACAGAATACAACTGCTAGTGTCACTTGGTATGTTTATGATTTATCAGGTGTTCAAAAAGATGCTTATACACATTTCTCTGGTATGTCTGATGATGGTCCGGGGATGGGTATGGTTGGTGATACTGGTACCATGTCTGTTGCTTCTTTCGATTTCTTAAGAGGTGCAACAAACGGTATTATCGTCACCGCTACTTTAACAGATGGGACAACTCTAGTAGATCGAATTAGTATTGTTAAGGTTGACTCGGGAACAGCGGGTTATTCTGGTTATCTTACAAACGAAGCTCATCTTGTTCCTGCTTCAAGTGCCGGTGTAGTAGCAAACTATAACGGAGCTACAGGACAGTTTAAGGTTTCTCAGGGCGGAACCGATATCTCATCAAGCTTCAGTTTATCAACAGTAACTAATCCAGAAGCTTTAACTATTGGTTTTAGCGGTAACACTTACACAATCTCTGGTGGTCTTGATGCAAGTGAAGAAACTTCTGTTGTAGTATTCAGAGCAACTGGATCAGGAGCTTATGCCGGTGTTACTATTGATAAGGCATTTACTCTAGGTAAGTCTAAAGCTGGTACTGATGGTTCATCTGCAAAACTTATCTATCTAACTAGTGATCGCCAGACGATTACCTACGATGGTAGTGGGGCCGTATCTCCTTCATCACAAACAATCAATTTTACCATTACAAGGCAGAACACTACAGGCAACACTACAATTTCTCTACAACGTAGTGATGGTACTGTTCTAAACGCAGCTTCTTATATTACTGCTAGCGGTGGTGGAGCGGCTGTATCGGGTAATGATATTGTCGGTGGTGATGCTATGACGTTCTTGATAACAGCCGCTAACTTCAATAGCGCTATCAGTACAGGAGCGGGGATTATTGTCACAGTAACTTGTAACGGAGTTAGTGATAAGATTTCTATTGTTAAGGTTGCCAACGGAACTGCTGGTACTTCAGCGAAACTAATTACACTTACAGCAAGCACTAATACAGTAGCAGCCGACTCTAGTGGAACAGCAAAAACACCAACTGCTAAGGTAGTTTACAACGCAACACTACAAGGTTTAACTGGAAGTCCAACATGGCGAATCTTAAGTCCAAGTGGAACACAGATTTATAGCGGTGGTCCTCTTAATGGAGGCGCATGGTCTAGTACAGGACCGCTCCATATGGAGGAAACACATTCTGGTTTTGCTGCTGATATGGCAAGCAATAGTATTTCAAGTTGGACAGTAGAAGTTTCTATTGTAGATAATGGAACAACTTATACGGATAAGGTTAGTGTTGCTCTAGTTAAAGATGGTTCTTCTGGAAGTGGAGGGGGCGGTGCATCTATTGATTTATCTGCCACAAACGTTGCCAGTGACGAAATCCTTATCCCTGTAACCTCTGGGACACTTTACTTTGTGGGAACACTTTCCGGAGATAATGATGCCAGTAGTGGCACCCACTTCCTAGAACTATATAACAGTTCAGGCACATTAGTTCAAACTATTCATAGTTTTTCTACTGCAAGTAACGGTTCCGGTTCACAAGCGTTTAGCTCAAATTACGCCACTGGTATTTCGGGTGGCGTATATCAAAACTGGACTATTAAATGTAGGGCTGCTAAAGGTGGTGCTTCTGGTGGTTCTACTAGTACTGCCATTGGTACATGGAGGCTTGGATAATGTCACAAGGTTGGGTCAATAGAGAAAATGGATTGTTACATGCTTTTATTGAAGGCGAAACATTACCAGATTACAACAACGTGACACACTATCTAGTAGATGTACCTGAAGGGTTTTGGGATGGTTTATACGATTGGGATATTGGAAGCCGGACATTTATTAATATAACTGTACAAGCCCCCGTTCCTCTCTCAGTAACCCCTTTACAGATGCGTAAGGCGATCCGTCAACAGGGGTTGAAGCCAACTGTTGATACTTTCCTAGAAACCTTAGATGAAGAGGTTGTAGAGGCTTGGGAATACGCAACATCTATTGAACGGGATAACGAGTTTATTACGCTAGCTCTAACTGGATTAGGATGGACCGAAACACAAGCGGATGATTTATTCAGACTAGCAGATTCCTTGTAACCTTGTTAAAGAAGTACAATTAAGGTATAATCGGCTCCGATATCGGAGTTTATTATGCGTATTTCAAGCAAAGGTCTTAGGATCATCAAATCTAACGAAGGTTTAAAGTTACGGGCTTACCTGTGTCCTGCAAAAGTATGGACAATTGGCTATGGTTCAACCGGACCTCATGTAAAGCCTAATTCAGTAATTACCGAAGCAGAAGCAGAAGCACTTTTAAAGAAAGATTTGGTTCGTTTCGAAGATGGCGTAACTAAGGCAGTTGCACCTAAGGTTCCAGCGCAAGAAGAGTTTGATGCTATGGTGTCACTCGCCTTCAACATAGGCATCGCCGCATTTGCCCGTTCTAGCGTCTGTAAGCTCTTTAAGCAGGGTGACAAGGCCAAGGCTGCTAATGCCTTTGGAATGTGGGTTAAAGGCGGTGGAAGGACACTCCCCGGCCTTGTTAGACGTAGGGCGGAAGAGAAGGCCCTTTTCCTCTCAGCGGAAGGAAATGTTCAACCAGTTCTGCGTAGAACCTCAGTAGCAAAAATGGTAGAACTTCCAGAAGAGTCAACTGTACCTGATGCACCTAAGCCCCTAGCTAAATCAAGAGAGATTATCTTTGGCGGTAGCTTGGGTATTGGTGGTGTAGCAAACTTCGTAAATGGTCTTACCGCTAATGATCTAGCAGAAGCTAAAGGATCAATTGCTTCTGTAGGTGCTGACGCTAACGCTGGCATTATGAAGGAAATCCACGTTCCTGAGATTGCTTCCGGTCTTGTTGTTGCTATTGGGTTGTTTATGATTTATAAAAGGTTCAAGGATCGGAAAGACGGTATTCGCTAATGCTAAAATCAATATGGACTAAAATAGTAGGAGCTAAGGTTTATTTAATTCTTGGATTAATTCTTTTGTCCGCAGTAGGTGGTTTATATACATATATAAACCACCTTGAAAATAAGGTAACTAATCTTACTAAGGATAACATTGTTCTAAAGGATGATAACCAAGAATTAGGGAAAAACCTAGAAGAGGTTAACCGCAGACAAGAGGTTACAAGTGAAATTACTAATCATTATGATGTGGTAAGAAAAGAGAATAGAGTTAACCGGGATAGGAAGAACGAGAACATTCAGAAACAAGTTAATTCTGGACAAGATAAACCGGTAGGTAGTCTTTTAAAGGATTTTCTAAATGCAGAATAATACAGGTGCTTTTGGAGTTGGAATAGTCTTCTCCGGTTTATTCCTTATCCTTTCCTTAGCCGGTTGTGGGATTGTTCCTACTAGAGTCCAAACTATCAATACCCCTATTAACATTCCTGCTGAAAAATTCCAGTGTGAACAAGCAGAACCTCGTCCCACTGGTGCGGTGATAATGGAGTCTCAAGTAGCAAAATACATTAACAGTTTAGAGTTTGCTAAAAAGGATTGTGATGTAAGATTGAAAGAACTTCAAATCATAGTTCAATGCTATAACGATCCTAAATGTAATGTGGACAGCTTATTAAAATACATAGGGGTTGTAGACGCCTCTAAGCCCCGGTAAAAGGGTTATGCTCGAAAAAGTTAATAAGTTAAATTTGTTAAGTAAGTTGATTAGTTAATAAGTTTTCTTAGGATTCTTTATTAGAGTCTTTATAAGGTTATCTATTTTGAAACTCAAATTACCAAGGTTACGTAGTAATAAGAATAAGGCTCTAAAGACGGATCGTTTGTCAGGAAGACTCCTTTGCCTAGATATTGAAACCAAGCCCGCCCAAGCTTTCGTTTGGGGGTTATACGACCAGAACATTTCCTTAGACCAACTCATTTCCCCTTCAGCCCCCATTTGTGTCGCGGCTAAGTTCATTGGGGAACCTCAGAAGTATTTCTTTGCAGATTGGATTCAAGGTCATAAAGAAATGATCGAAGGAATCCATAAGCTAATCTCAGAAGCTGATGCAGTAGTCACTTATAATGGTGACAAGTTCGATTTAACAAAGCTTCGCGGTGAATTCCTCCTAGCTGGTTTGCAGCCACCCCCACCAGTAGCATCAATCGACCTTCTTAAGACAATTAAGAAGTTTGGTCTGCAGAGCGGTAAGCTTGCCTATGTAGCTCCTTTGCTAGGTGTTAGTGAGAAGGTTAAGCATGAAGGGTTTAGCCTTTGGGTTAAAGTGATGAATGGTGATAAAGAAGCCCAACAGAGAATGCAGGAATATTGCGAAGGCGATATCCCACCGCTTGAAGAAATGTATATGCTCCTACGCCCTTACATTGTCAACCATCCTTTCCTAGGCACTGAGGGTAAGAACGGTGCTTGTCCAACATGTAACTGTGTTGAGATACAGCGTAGGGGTTTCCGCCGCACAAAAGCTTTCCTAATTCAGCGTTTACAATGTACCAGTTGTGGGCATTGGTTTGATGGAACTAAGAAGAAGGTTAAGTAAATGGTAAAAATTACGAAAGTAGGTACTCTGCCTTGTTCAAAAACATACCAAGCTCGTTGCCGCTCTTGTAAAACAGAATTTATCTTTGAGAGAAAAGAAGCTAAATATAACAACGATCAAAGAGATGGTGATTATCTTTCCATAACTTGTCCTTTAGAAGGTTGTGGTAAGACAGTTACGGTGGGCGTGAGTCCTTATTCTAACAATGGAATGTGGAACAGATAATGATATTTTGGATTTGGTTTATTGGTTTCCTGCTATTCATCTGTATGAGTGTGTTTAATATCTTAAATGATGGTTTTGATAAAAGCTGGACAACTTCAGGACAATTAATTGTAGGATTTATAGCTTGTGTTTTCTGGCCTGTTCTTCTTTGTTTAAGATTACTTCCTTAAATGTTTAAGTGGATTTACCGCTACCTTCGATCAAAAGGTAAGACCTATTGGCTCTGTGGTCGTTGCGGTCACTGGCCTATTTATGATAACGACAAAAAATGCAATTGTAAGAAAGGGGCCTTCACCATGGCATTTATGCATACACCCGTAGTAAGTATTAACGTTTATATTGATACCGGTAATGTTTACCACTATGAAGTTGATAATGAAGTGAAAGCAAGAGAGCACGCCGATGCTATTATTAAGACTGGTTATCGTTCGGTTAATACAGACAAAGTAAACAACTCTAACATGGTGGCCTCCCCACCGAATCGCTAAGGTTGTCGTTTATCTAAACGCTCCATCTTCAACAGCTTATACAGATAACGTAAGGTCTACCTAATGTCATTCGGCGGAACAGAAACACACGATCACCATATTCTTATTATTGCTAATAAAGCTGGTGTAGAAGTAAGATATTCACGTTGTCCTCTTAACCTCTCTTCTAGAGAGATATTTGAATATTACAACGATCAAGTTAATACCGATCTACAAGGCTATCTTCTAGTTCAGGTCATTGAAGACCTAGCACATGTTCATCCTAAGGTTATCAACTGGACCGGGGAATACTTTCCCAACGGCTCAGATGCACATATGCCCTAAAACATCAAGAATAGTAATAACAACAAAATGAGTGTATATTCTAAGAACATGCACAAGGAATCACCAAAACATGTCTTCTAATACTAAAACTAAAAGCCGCAGGGAAGGTGCTTCTGCGGCTTCTTCTATAATTGTACTACCTGAGTTACGCGAAACAAAGCACAGGGGTAAAGTATTCGAGCCTCTTAATCGTTCACAGGAAGCCTATCTAGCTAAAATTGAAACAAGCGTAATCACATTTGGTATCGGTCCCGCTGGTACAGGTAAGACATTCCTAGCTGCTAAAGCCGCCGCTGATGCCTTCCAAGCAAAAGAAATCGACCAAGTGCTTATCACTAGGCCCGTAGTCGAAGCAGGAGAGCGTCTAGGCTTCCTTCCCGGCGATCTTAACGAGAAGTACTATCCTTACGTACAGCCCTTCCTAGAGGCTTTAAAACGCCATATGGGATCAGGTCAAGTAGATGCACTCATTCAGCATGGTAAGATTGAATTCAGCCCACTAGCTTATATGCGCGGCCATTCATGGGATCGTTCATTCGTTGTAATGGATGAAGCTCAGAATACCACTCCTGCTCAAATGAAACTTTTCCTAACTCGAATTGGAAAAGGAACGACTGTTGTTGTGGATGGTGATATAAGCCAGAAGGACGAGACAGAGAAAGTTAAGTATCGCGGGTTAGAAGATGCGATAGCAAGGCTTGAATCTGTACGGGGAGTCGCTGTACAGCGGTTTAGCCATCACGACATTGTACGTTCCGGTATCGTTAAAGATATCATCTGTGCCTACAGTGACGAACCTTTTGAACTAGAAGATGATTCGGAAGGGGTGATTAGATTCATTACTAAATAAGGAAGTAAATTGACAACAGTAGCGTTTGACGAAGAATTCCAAGCAAAAGTTTTAGCGCTGCAATTACGAGACTTAAGTTTCTGTGAAAGGGCGGATGGGTTAATCCGCCCTGACTTCTATACAAATGAAATTGACAAGTATATTCTCTCAATTGCACAAGCACACTTTAAAAAATACAACTGTCCACCTTCCCCTGTTGCTACTTCACAACAATTCAAGGAAGACGTAGCTGCTAACGTTGTTCGTAAGGAACTAGTTGGCTCTATTGGTTCAAAGCTTAAGCAGCTTTACCGTACCGACATTTCAGATAGAGACTATATTGCTGAGAAGGTTGGTGAGTTTGTCCGCAGACAGGCTACCATCGCAGCCGTTCTTAAGTCTGGTGATATCGTCTCTGAGGGTGGCGATATTAACGCTATCATGCCTCTTATGCAGAAGGCAATTGATATCGGAACCAACGATCTTTCAACAGCCTACGATTACAAGGAAAGCATTAAGCAGCGTTCGGAAATCCGTAAGGCAAGGTTGAAGGGTGAAATCTCATTTAATTCTGTATCTACTGGTTTCAAAGAGTTCGATCAAACCTTATTTCGCCGTGGGTGGGGTAGAGGCGAGCTATCAATGTACATGGCTCCTGCTAAGGCTGGTAAGTCCATTGCACTTATTGACCATGCTCTGAGGGCCGCAGAACGGGGTTATAACGTACTATTCGTAACGCTGGAAGTCTCTAGCGAAATCCAAGCCGACCGTATGGATTCCAACGTATCCGGCGTTAAGATGGATGATCTATACACTTACATTGACAAGGTAGACGAACGGGTTGGTAAGTGGACTGCTTCAGCCGCTAACCTTAAGATGCATGAATACCCCTCAGGTACGTTTAGGTGTAGCGATCTTAGAAGGCTTGTAAAGAAGTATCAAGCAACCGGAATGATGTTTGATCTAGTCGTTGTTGACTATGCAGATATCATGCTTTCAGAGAGTTCTTCAGTTGAAGGAATCGACAAGTCTAAACAGGTGCTTATTGATCTAAGGGCACTTGCACAAAACGAAAACGTTGCTATTCTCACGGCTACCCAGACAAACCGCGAGGGTGCTAAGGTTGATACGATCCAAGCTACACACGTTGCAGAAGACTTCAATAAAATCCGAATTGCCGACCTTGTTATCTCTATTAATGCTAACGACATTGAAAAAGAACAGGGTGAGGGAAGGCTTTATTATGCTGCTTCACGCAACCAGAAGGCCGTTACGATCACAGTTAAGCGCAATCTTAGCGTAATGAAGCATATTCAAGAAATATTAGAGGTAAAATAATGTTTGTAAGACGTTCAACATATAATGCAGATGTAGCCGCATTAACGGCTTCTAACCTTGCTTACAAGGAAACCGCAGAGAATTCAGCACGTAAGCTAAGCGAACTATACAACGAGTATAGAGAGCTTCAGGGTGAAGTGACCAACCTTCGCACTGAGCGTACACAGTACCGCCAAGCACTACATGCAATCATTAAGCAGGAAACACCGGGCCGTAACGCTACCGTTGGCCGTATCGTTCGTTTTGCACAGGCTGCACTAAAGGGAACCTTCGGTAAGAATACCGTTGCTCTAGAAACCGCTAAAGAAGGCGTCCGCGACTAATGAGTCGTGGTAGAACCCTAACTCTTTACAGGGACGATAGCACGGTACAGGTTGTTTATAATAGAGTTAAAGCAGTATTCTTTACTGCAAATAATACTGTTCTTGTTATTAGTAGATATGATAACGACACAGATGACTCGCACCATTATATTCACTGGCCTAGAGAACGTTTTTGTTGGTTTAAAGATCAACCTAACGCAAAGAAAGACACTTAATGTACACTTCGCTCAAACTCTTCGGTCATGTTAACGATAGACCACACCAGCATATCAACCGGTCGTTTTCGGCCCCTTTAGGAATGACACAAGAAGAAGTGCGAGCGGAGATACTTGCTTTTGGCAAGGCTTTTACAATGCTAAAGGCAGAGTACAAATAAGTGGACCTTGCCAGAATACTAGACGAACTGGATGCGGAACAGATTGTTTCGTATGAAGGTTACGAGTATAAAATTGCAGCCGGTAAAAGCGGTTTGCAAATTAACGTTAAGACTTGCCCCCACTGCGGCCGGAATGATTACAAGGTCTACCTCAACGCTGAAAACGGATTAGGTAATTGCTTCGGTTGCAGTAAGGGCTTCAATAAATACAACTTCATTAAATCTGCTAGGGGTTTTAAGCAGCATAATGAAGTGATTGGTTACATAACCAATATAGCTCTAACCGTCTCTTACCGCCCCAAGGTAGCACCTGTAAGTTATAAGCTAAACAAGGATTGGGTTTTGCCACTCAATTCCAAAATTCTACTAGATGAAGATTTGCCGCAGTACCTTCTAGAGCGTAAGGTAAATGCGAAAATATGTAAGCGATTCGATTTAAGAACGTGTCAGAATGGATTCTATAGATATGAAGACTGGTTTGAACGCACTAAGTTTGTTGATTTCTCTAATCGTATTATCATTCCTATTTTTGATATAGAGGGTAACTTAGTTACCTTCCAAGGTAGAGATATAACAGGAAAGTCAGAAAAGAAATACCTGTTCCCAAACATGTTACCGGGAACAGCCCGTTTCATTTATAACAGCCACTATGCACTAAAGAACAAAGCTAAGAAGGTTGTCCTGTCTGAGGGCGTTTTTGACGTTTACGCTGTAACGGAAGCTCTTGAGTCAGATGTTGGCTACAAGGATTATGCAGCTTGCGGGACATTTGGCAAGCATCTTTCGATAGCAGTTAAGAATACCGTTACAGACGATCAACTATCGGACCTGATGAAATTAAGCCAAGGTGGGGTAGACGAGTTCATAATCTTGTGGGATGGTGAGCGCTTGGCTATCGCGGCTGCTATGCTAGCTGCGTTTGAATTAATCAACTATGGTTTGAATGCTACTGTTGCTCGTTTACCTATGACTGGTTTAGACCCTGCCGAAAGCGACAAGGCCACGATCCTAGGCGCGATTGATAACCGTATCAGACCAAACCAGTTTGATCTATTGAGGATGAAGTTGGAACAATGAATGTTTTTGAACTACAGGAAGTCTTAAAGAAGACTACTAAAATTCTTGCTGGTGATAACGTAGAAGTTATCTTAGAAGGCTTTGCACCCCGCGTAGAGTACGATACAAAGACGAAACTACCTACTAAGGTGTTCATCCCCGCAATCACTGGTGACGTTCCCTATGAGGTTCTTAGAGCCATTCACGGCTATATTGACCATGAGTGTAGCCATATTCAATTCTCAGATGCAGACGATATCTGCAATACTACCAAAAGTGAGCTATGGCACTACGTTCATAACTGCATTGAAGACCCGCGAGTCAATCGTGAAATGGCTAGGTTCTATGAGGGCTCCGGTAAGAACATTAAAGCTGGCTACGATCTACTATTCTCCAACTTTAAGAACTTGCCAGTAGAGGAACACCCTTACTCTAAAGAACACGTAGATATGCTTGCTAGCAAAATGGGTGATCCCAAGTTTGCAGCCGAACAACAGCTACGTTATTCTTCTTTGTGGTTTGCTAAGAAGTCTGGTTGTCCGCTATCTTCCGATATGTACGATAAGTTAGAAGTCTATAGGCTCTACGAAGACCTAGAAAAGAAAATGGTTCGTAGTGAAGTAGAAGCTCTTGCTAGAACTAAGTCAACCGCAGACGTTGTTGAGCGTTCTAACTACTTTGAAGACTTCTTTTCCAAAGAAGCGCTAGAGAAGATGGAACCTAAGAAGGCTAGTGGCAAGGGCGAAATGAAGCCAGATGGCAAGAAAGGTGAACCTCCTTTTGAGAAGCTAGAGGACCAACTAGCTAGAGCTATTGATGATCTAATTCAAAAATGCACTATCGAAAGTAAAGAGAAGCTTTACTGGACAGACCGTTTTGATAAGACTCTTGATAAACACGAAATCAAGAAGCAAGTAAAAGATGCTGGCAATAACGTAAGAGAGTTTGAGGAGTCCACCAAGACTGTTACTAATTACCTTACCAAGGATTTACGACGCCTCCTAGAGGAAAGACAGCGCAGATACTATATCGGTGGCTATAAGTCAGGTAAACTGAACACTAAGCGGCTCTATTCCGTTCGCCTTGGTAACGATAGGGTATTCAAGAAGAAGAATGAGATTAGAGAAGTCAACGCAGCTTGTAGCCTCCTAG